CCTTTATGTAAACCTCTATAAAGTAGGGCCGATGTGGACCTAGTTAGTATCACTATTTGAGACACAGCTTATAGGGGTAACTAATCGTGTATTACAGTAACGAAATGTTACAACTCTGTAATAATACATCACGTTTTGTTACAATATTAGCAGTTAGTGCATTTTAGGGGTTGACCAGGGTGTTTCTATGGGTATAACTGCGGAGCAGGAGCACACAGAGTATTACTCTTAGAGTTAAAACTAAAGTAAAGTAATAAATAAAGAAGAGTATTACTCTATAAGAAAGTGTTACAAATAAGATAGTGGACATAGGAAGAGTTTAAACTCTAGAGTAATACTCTACAATCACGTATTATTACAATTTAACACTTGTAGTGTGTATATATTCGTGTATACTTGTATTAATGTAACTATAATAACATAAAACAATGTTACATTAACTGATACGTGTCGCTCTCTATGTAACACTCTCTCCTCCCTCTCTCCTCATATATAGTTTGCGGCACGTATCACTTTATTTCCCCTTGTATAATAAAAGTATTGACTTTCATGTCTAAACGAATAAAACTATACGCATCAGACTCCGTACTAGAAGAGTTTTACTCTGCTTTAGCTTCTAATGATGTTAAAGCTTTCCAGCGTGTACACATTCCTCGTAGTGACGTATTCTATGTTAGAGCGCATTTACGTGAAGTGTTCCCAGATAAAGAGTTAACCCTAGATTACGTAGAGAGGATGATGTACTTAGAGGGTCTACTGGACCGCAGTGACGTATTAGACCCTGATAGAGAGCGAGACTATGGCTAGAAACTACAAGAAAGAGTATGCTAACTACCAGGGTAAGCCAGCCCAAGTAAAGAAGCGTACATCTCGTAATGCTGCTCGTGCTAAACTCTCTGCAGGTGGATCTGTTAGGAAGGGTGACGGTAAGGACGTTCACCATAAGGATGGCAATCCTAAGAATAACAAGAGTTCCAACTTAACAGTTACAACTAAAGCTAAGAACCGTAGCTTCCCTCGTAACAGTAAAGCAGGTAAAGCGTAATGGCTATTGAATACAGAGGTGAGAAGTTTGAAGGTTACAACAAACCCAAGCGTACCCCTAAGCATCCGACTAAATCCCACGCTGTACTTGCCAAAGAGGGTGACACCATTAAGCTCATCCGCTTTGGTGAACAGGGAGCATCAACGGCAGGTAAACCTAAAGCGGGTGAATCTGATCGCATGAAGAAGAAACGTGCATCCTTCAAAGCTAGACACGCTAAGAATATCAAGAAGGGTAAACTCTCAGCTGCGTACTGGGCAGATAAAGTAAAATGGTAGGTACTCTTGGTGTAATCATGGTATGTATGTCTGCTTTAGCTGAACACTGTCAGGTACTGACTAGCCCCTACGTATTCAGTAGTGAGGAGGAATGTCAGGCTTCTGTTGTAGCTGAGTCACGTAAGATTATGGATATGTATAGCCACGCAGTCATCACACCTACTTGTGTAGCTCTGCGCTACAATGGGGAGCCAGCGTAATGGCAGCACCTAAGCCAACTAACCCTAAGTTGTATTCTAAAGTAAAGGCAGAAGCTAAGAAGAAGTTTAAAGTATGGCCCAGCGCTTATGCGTCTGCCTGGCTTACTAAGACATACAAAGCACGTGGAGGTAAGTACAGTGGCACAACGAAGAACAAAGTCTCGTAGTCAACACGTACTTCCAAGCGCTAGGGGTTACTCTGCTGGTGGATTAGGTAAGTGGTTTGGTGAAGAGTGGACGGACGTTAAGACAGGTAAGCCTTGTGGTAGACAGGCAGGTGACGGTAGAGCATACCCAGCTTGTAGACCAAAGGCAGTAGCCTCTAAGATTAGTAAGCAAGAAGCAGCAAAGAAAACTGGACCTAATAAAGTTAAGTGGTCTACAACAGCATCTGGGAAGAAACGAACATGAAGAAGGTATGTCCTAAATGTAAGGGTAAAGGTTGTTCTCACTGTGGTGGAACAGGTTATCATGAAAGTATGAACGAAGGTGGTATGATGAACAAAGGTATGAAAGCTCTTAAGAAAGAAGCACCAGAAGTAGCTAAGAAGATGGGTTATATGAAGGGTGGTATGTCCAAGAAGATGGGTTACGCTCACGGTGGCTTAGCCTGTGGTGCAGATATGCAACCCGCACGTCCCATTAAGAATAACAAGTCATGAAGTATTATCACAAATACCAAGAAGCTCTTGAAGCTAAGGGTTATCGTGTAGATGAGCATGGCTACGTGTGGGACTCCATGGGTAACCAGTCTGCTGGTGAAGACAACTACGGTAACGTACAGAGCAAAGACCCTAACGTCAATGCTATCTGTGAGGCAGCTGCTATTGCTGCTGTTAAGCCTAAGAAGGCTGCAGCACCTAAGGGTAAGAAACGTGCTCGTACATCTAAAGGTCACTACATTGCAGATGACCCTAACACGCCAGAGAATGAAGCGTGGGTTGACGAGTAATGAGTTTATTCAATCAAGGTAAACCTTCACGTATGCGGTCTGTGTATGGTCACAATAGTGGCACTACTACAGAGGATGTATATACGTGTCCAGCTAACTGTGTAGCGGAGCTTACCTTTATACATGTAGTAAACGGTGGAGTTAGTACTAACTCTGTAGACGTTTTGTGGTATGTAGCTGAAGATAACTACACGTCACACTTCTTATCTGGTAAGAGTCTAGGAGCAGGCGATAACACTACATTTATTAACATAGACTTAGTACTCCAACCTGGTGACAAGATACAAGTAACCCCAGTAAGCGCTGGGCATATTGACACCATTCTTACTGTAACAGAGACCTTTGTTCCTGTTGGTTAGCGGGTATTCCAACATAGCAATTCTAAATAGCACCATAGTGTAGTATAACTGTATGAGCCAATAAAGGCATAGCATACAGGAGACTACACTAATGTACTTAACATACGACTACCCAAGCCAAGTTAGAATTGCAGTAACTAACTCAATCAAATGTACCTTTAAAGCAGTAACTAAATTCTTTGCCTCTATTGGCACCTCACTCGCAGCCGCTCAACAGATGAGAGCAGACTACTGGCTGCTTAACAACATGAGTGACAAACAACTTAAAGACATTGGTATTACCCGTGGTGAGATTAAGCAACGGTTCTACGGTACAGATAGTCAAACATGAGAAAGTAGTGTAATGGCACGTAACTTAACAGAGAATCAACAGAAGTTTCTTGAAGTCTTATTTGATGAGGCGGGAGGCGATGTTGTACGTGCCAAGCAGTTAGCTGGGTATAGTGATAAGACTCCTACAAGACTTATTGTTGAATCTCTAAAGGATGAGATTAACGCAGCAACTCGTACTCACTTTGCTCGTTCTGCTCCTAAAGCTGTTATGGCTCTTGTAGGTGCTCTCAATGACCCTACAGAGCTAGGCATTAAAGACAAGATGGCTGCAGCTAAGGACTTGCTTGATCGTGCAGGACTTGGTAAGGTAGATAAAGTAGATGTTACTTCTAATGGAGGTGGTATCTTTTATCTGCCCCCTAAAGAAGGTAATAATGAGTAACAGTGGCCCAGTACGACTACGATAGAGATTTAGGATTCTGGGAGTTACCCAGACCTTTGAAGGGTAAAGAGAAGGAATGGCACGTAGTAGCACGTGTAACAGAGCGTCAGATTCCTTTTGGTTATAGGGTGCATCCTGATAATGATAGGCTCTTAGAACCTATACCAGAAGAGTTAGAAGCATTAGAGCTTGCAAAGCGTCACTTAAAGCAGTATTCTTATCGTGAAGTAGCAATATGGTTAAGTAAGACTACTGGACGCTACATATCTCATATGGGCCTACACAAGAGAATCAAAATTGAGAAAAAACGTAAGAAATCAGCTACAATTAAACGCAAGCTTGCCAGAAGGCTCGAAGAAACGCTCTCGCAAATCAAGAAGCTTGAAGAAGGCCGTATCGGTAGCTACAGTATCCCAGAAGACTGAGGAGCCTAAAGCATTACCAGCTACTGCTAGAGCCGCTGAGTTTGATGCAGACATTGCACAA